TTTAAAGATGATGATAGAAAGTTAAAGAAGAGTGTATTAAGCAAACTGAATGAAGCAAAACAGAATATTGAAAAAAAGATAGATGAGTCTAATAGTAAGTATAGAGATGCCAATAAGGAGATTAAGAATTATTTTAATAAACTAAAAGAAGAAGTTGCTAATCTTCCAGAAGTAAAATATTATGATAAAGACATTAAGAAGTTAAGTGATAAAGCAGAAACTCATACTGTTAATATTGCAGAACTTTATAAAATTGTAGAGGATATAAAGGGACAGCAAGTAGAATTAAATGAATGGACTTCTAAGTATGGTGATGTAGATCCATCAAGACCTATAGGACCTGATCCTAAAGAAAAGCAAGGTAATGATCCTCTTACTGCTACAGATCAAAAATTTGCCACTCTTCAAGACTTAGCAGCAAACTATAGATTATTTGTTAATAGAGTTGAGCAACAGTTATATACCATTGGTGGCGGTGGTGCAGGATTTATCAAAGATCTTGATGATGTAAGTTTTGATGCTACTAATAATGACTTATTAATATATCAGTCTGATACTTCTAGTTGGGTTGGTATTGCTTCTACTTCATTAGGAAGTAGCACTCTTACTGGATTA